GCTTTGTCCGACCGCACAAGCGCCCGCCCGACCGCCACCTCTTCGGCTGGTCATGGGGCCCGGAAGGGTACGGCTGGTATCACCGTACCGATCCTCCGTTCTGGCCGCCCGGCCACGCCTACGTGATCGAAACAATGGCGGTGGACGGCAACAAGTACGTCCTGACCAATTACAACGGGGCGTACGGACCCGCGAAGATCAACTACATCCGGCTCATCACCGACTACACCCAACTAGTACCGCCGTTCGTGAACTGCCTCGCGTGGCGGCTCGCGGAGGAGCTTGCGGTGGGGGTGACTGAGGACAAGGCGAAGTTCCAAGGGGCCGAGCAGATGTACCGAGAAAGCCTAAACAGTGCCGAAGCTCAGAACGAGTGCATGGACTTCCAGAAGGATGAGGCCGGTTCATCCTCGTGGGAACATGCCGGCCGATACGTTACAGATTGGTAAGCGATGCCTCAGAAGATTTACCATGCCGTCAACTCGCTCAACAGTGGAGAGGTTAGTGAACTGATCTCTGGATGCCGCGAAGACCTCACCAAGTACCGATCTGCCTGCCGAATACTTGAGAACGCCCTGCCCCTGGTGGAGGGCGGAGCCAAAAAGATGCCCGGGACGTACTATGGAGGCGCGTGCCTGGGCAAGAGCCGATTGGTTCCCTTCCAATTCTCGACCGCGCAGGGAGCCATCCTGGAGTTCTCCGCGGGCAAGGTGCGCATATGGGAACCGGCAAGCCAAGGGAGTTGGGCACTGGGCTTGGCTCTGAGCGGCGGCTCCCCGATTGTGGTCCCAACCCCCTACGCCGAAGCCGACCTGTTTGACCTGGACGTGTCTACGCAAAGTGCCGACGTGCTCTACATCGTGCATCCCTTCTACCCACCCGCCTCCATCAACCGCCTCTCCGCCACAAGCTGGACTTACACCCCGCTGTCGCTGTACGGCACAGAGGATGTAGTCAAGACGGGGTACAGCGCCCTCGGACAGATCATCAGCGCCATTACCGTAGCCAACCCCGCGGTCGTGACGGTATCGAGCATCAACGAACCCTTTGCCAACGGCCAGCACATCTACATCAACCTTTGCACTGGCATGGTCGATCTCAACGAGGGGCAATTCATTGTCGCCAATCCCGGCGGTAGCACAGGGGCATGGACTTTTAATCTCACGCCGATTGGTGCGACTTCGACAGGCGGCCCTGTGGCATCCTTGTCACTTCCCGCGGCTCAATTTTATCAATACAACCCCTCCGGAACGTACCCCACAACCGGAGGCTCGGGAGTTGGTCTGACCGTATCGGTATCCGCTTCAGAGGTCATAGGCGTGTACTGGGCGCTGACTTCGGTTGTTCCCGCCAACCCCGGAACTGGATACAAACTGGGAGACATCGTTCACTTTGTTGTCAACGGCATAACCCTCGACTCCGAGGTGACTGTCGTTGCCGGTAGCGCGTTGGTAAGCTCCGTGGGATGGCTCGCGTATGAGGGCGGCGGTTTCGCTGTGGCGGTTGATCCTCTTTTCAATACCGCTGGCAACTACCCTGCCTGTTGCACCCTGTACCAAGAGCGCTTCTGCCTGGCAGGTGCGCTCGACACGCCGACACAGATGAACGGCAGCGTCCAGGACGATTACCCCGACTTCATTTGTGATCCCAACGAAGAGGACTACGCGATTCAGTTCACCTTGGTCTCCAACAAAATCGACCAGATCCTCAACATGATCGGCACTCCGAACGCCTTGCTCCTGGGGAGCGCTGGCGGAGTCTGGACGATGGCAGGGGTGAATGGGGAATCCTTGAGCCAGGTGAGCGTGACAGCCTCCAAGCAAACATCTTGGGGAGTGGGCCGTATCGAGCCGCAAACGATAGGCAGCTACACGATATTCGTGAGTCGTTCCGCTAAAATCGTGATGATGCTGATTTTCAACTTCGTCACCAACCAGTGGGATAACTTCGATCTGACGAGGCTGAACCGGAATATCACCGTGGGGCCTTCGGCTGCGCAGTCGGGAATTGTCCAAACCGCCGTCCAGATTGAGCCGTATCCTATCTTCTGGTCTGTGCGCGCGGACGGCCAACTTATCGGCCTGGTCTTCAACCAACAGGACCAGGTGTTCGCGTGGTTCCGAGTGAACATGCTGCCCGAGGGCGGCGCCATCGAATCGGCCGCGGTCATCACCGGCCAGAACCAAGAGGACCAGCTTGCCGTCGTGGTGAACCGGACTATCAATGGCGTGACCCAAAGGTACTTCGAGTACTTCATGCCCCAGGAACTTTTCGGCCAACTCTCCAATGCCTTCTTCGTCCACTGCGGCCAGCAGTGGCAGGGGTCGGGGCCGTTCAACATCACCGGAATCAGCAATGCTAACTCATGCGTAGTGACCGCTCCCGGGCACACCTTCACGAACGGGCAGCGCGTCTTGATCTCCGGCGTCAACGGTATGACGGACCCGGTCAACCAACAGAGCATCAACCAGGACAACACCCAGGCGTACACGGTTGCGGGCGTAGCGGGAGACACCTTCCAACTCGTGGGCATGGACACAATCACCTGGTCGGCCTATGTAGGCGGCGGGACTGTGATGCAGGTCACAGATCAGGTTACGGGCATGAGCTACCTCATGGGGCTGAACGTGGTAGCCGTTGGAGACGGAGCACAGATTCTTACACCTACTGAAGTGACCGGCGATACCGTGAATTTCCCCTACTACTGCAACCTGATTACCATTGGCATTCCGTATCAGGTTACGATTCAGCCTGTGAATCCGGTTCTCAGCAGCCCGTCAGCCACCACGCGCGGCATGAAGCAGAAGCTCGACCGGGCAACGGTCTCGCTGTACCAGAGCATGGGGGGCAAAATTGGCGTGGACCCCGCGTATATGTACCCCGTCGATTACGGCTCGGGGGCGCGCGGTCAAGGCCCGCAGATGAACACGCTGGAGATTACGCGCGACCTCGACTGCGACTGGAGCGACGAATCGACTTTCCTTGTTGTCCAGGATGACCCACTGCCGTTCACCTTGCGGGGCCTGGTGATGAGAATGTCGTATAATCCCGACTGAGGTTTGACATGACGCTCGAAACCGTGGAGATGCAGCCGGCACACATCAAGAAACTCCTGGAGGGACATCCTCAGCCCCTTGCCCAGCAGTTGTGCCGCGCCTACTTCTCCCCAGGCAGCGCAGCCTACTGCTTGCTGGAAGACGGGCAGCCGGTGTTCGCGGGCGGGATTGTGAACCTGGAATGGCATCGCGGCGAAGCGTGGATATTGCCCACGCCGTTCTTCCACCGACACGTCAAGACCTGCATCGGCATCGTCAAGAAGATGCTGCCCCAGATTGCCGCCGAGCAGGGATTTGTGAGGGTTCAAGCTGTTGCCGCGGACGGCGTGTCAATCGCGCTCTTCGAGCACCTGGGCTTCGAGTACGAGGGCACCCTGAAACACTTCGGACCCTTCGGGGAGACGTGCCGGATATGCGCCAGATTCTTTGAGAAAAACGGCCACGGTGAGCAACCATGACGCCTCAAGATGACAAATCGGCTTTTGCCGGAGTGGGCGCGCTTTCTTCCCTCTTCGCCGGAATCGGTCAGTACCAGTCGGGGCAAGCTCAAAAGGCCGCGGACGACTACAACGCCCAGATCACCCTCCAGAACATGCAGGCGCAGATGGTCGCCAGCCAGCAGAAGTACTCCGCGCTGGTCGGTAAGCAAGCCTCTGCTTATGCCCGGGCGGGAGTGGATATTGCCTCCGGGTCTCCTCTCCTCGTGATGGCCGCCACTGCCGCCCGCGGCGCCCAGCAGGGGGAACAAATCGAACAAGCAGGAACCGAGGAAGCGACCCTCCAACGCTACTACGGAAAGATCGCCGCTTGGCAGGGGGAAATGGGCGGAATAGGGACGTTCCTTAGTGGGATGACCAGGAGCATCGCGCCCTTGATGGCTACTCCATAGGATAAAACTGTGCCACAGATTCCAGGAGTTCCGACCCTTCAACCAATCTCGCAGCCGTATATGTCTCCGGCGGAGGCTTCGCGCCCGGGCGAAACCGTCGAGCGGCTGGGGTATGAAGGCGAGCAAATATCCCAGGTTGGATCGGCAGTCGCAGAGAAGTTGATTGCGGCGCAGCGGCAGTACACT